CACTAATCTTGTTTTTTGCTGTGTATTCGCGCTGTTTAGACAGCTCTTTTTTTAGCCTGCGTTCTTCACGCCGGGCCTCACGAATTTTTTCACGCTCGTCATCGGTTTCACCCTCGTGCTGGGTTTTATCGTGGTCTTCGTCGTCATCATCGTCGGAGGCTTCTACTTTGCCGCCTTCTTTTTTGTCTTCGACCTCTTCGTCAAACTCTTCTGGAGCCTCAACTTTTACGAGTACCGATCCGTCTTCTTGTTCCTTTATGGGAACGTCTTTTTCATTTTCTGCCATAATTTTCTTTCAAAATTAGTCTACAAACGCCTTCATTTTCTGCGCATACTCAAACGACTTGATGCGAGAAATGATTTCACGGGCCTGGAGAGTAATGAACACCACTGGTGAACCTTCATCATCAGGATTAACAACAAAACGATCGCCGCCGTACTTGATAGTACGAACTAAATCACCCTCTTTACACCAAGGACCTTCGATCCAGGGTGTTAAGTCTTCTGGTGACTTGTATGCCAAGGGTCCGACCTGGACAACCTTTGCAACCGTCTCATTAAACCGTAACGTCTGTCTGGTCTCATCAACTAAGATGATTCCGCCTTTGCTGGTTGACTTTTCGCGCCTTAGTTGAACTAAAACTCGGTCTCCAGCTACCTCAATACCGGTGTCGATGTTGGGAAAACATTCTTCCTCTGATCTTGTATCCGGCTCTTCATTGCCTTTTAAATCAAACACTGTTCAGTGCTCCTTAACCTTTACAGGTCTTCTTCGTCTTCCCTTAAAATTTCATTTATAATGTCTTGTACTGCCTTAAAACCTTCAAATCTTCCAACTAAACGTTGGTAGTCTTCAAAGGTATTGACATTTATTCCAGCGGTAAGGGTTTCCGCCAATTTTGCTTGTTCATCTCTCGTACGAGAGATAATTTCACTAATAAAGTCTTTCATATTAATAATAATGCAAATGAAGCGGAAAATCCGCCCCAAATATTAATAGAAATTGCCTCCGCCGATGTCTTTAAGGTTTTTACCTGGGCCGACTTTGCTGTCTTTGGCCATTTTGTTACCATTTAATACGGCGTTATTAGCGCGCTTGGATCCAGATGATCCGTTGTCTACCTTGGCATCTGGGCCGCCGCCGGAACTTTGGGTTCCAGTCATTTTGTATGTCTTACGAAAGCCTAATTCGCCGCCGTCTTGTGGGTTTTTTGCCATTACTGTGCTCCTGTTGGGGGTGTTGGTTGTGGTGCTGCTGCCTGTTGCTCTAGTGCCTGTTGATGTTGCTGATCGTTTTGCTGTAGGGTCTGTGCGTGCTCTAAGCCAGATTGCTGTGCCTGTTGCTGTGCGCCTTGTGCCTGCTGCTGAGCCTGTTGTTGGGCGGATATTTGCTGCTGAACCTGTTCCGCCTGCTTCTGGAACTGTTGCTGTTCAATCTCTAGGCCATGCTGTCTAATATCCTGCTGTGCCTGATGAGAGGCCTCCAGAGCCGTTAGATTTTGTTCGTGTGCCATAGCCATCTGATCGCTATTTAGACCCGCCTGAGCCGCTATAGAGGCCACACGCTCGCGTGATGCGTTGTTGATGTCTGCCATAGCAATCTGTGTCGCGTTTCTGTTGGCATCAATCGCGGTCTGGGTCTGGTACTTAGTCTGTAGCTCTGCCACTTTTTGCTGTAGCTCAGCAATCTTAAGCTGATAGGTCTGCTGATCTTGCTGCATCTCCATCTGCATCTTAGCCTGTGACTCTGCCTGCTTGCGCTGAGTCTCTGCCATCTGTGTCTTAAGGATAACCTGTGCAGTTGGATCTGCCGCGGCGGCATTTTGTTGTTGAGACTGTTGGGCTTGTGAAACTTTTTGTGCCAGCGCCTGGATTTGCTGAACATACTGCGCCAGGTTTTGCTGTGCGTCTTGACCGACCATCTGTGAGGCAAGTGCTAAGGCCTGTTGGGCCTCGATGTCTAACGGTTTTTCTTGGTGTAGGTCTAGTGTATCTTTTCCGCCTGCTGCCTGTGCCACATAGGCACGCATAGACTGTAGGTAGTGTAGTGTTAAGTGCTGCTTGATGTGCTCTAAAGCATGAGGAGCAAAAACAGGCCCAATAACAGGGTTACCACCATAAGCTGGATTATTTGCATAGTCTAAGTGAATCTTAATGTGAGACACATGGTCTTGGTCTGGATAGGCCGCGGCTGGTCGTCCCATTGTCATGGAGACGTTCTCTAGCGCAGGGTTAGACTCTGCCGCGCCCATTGGGTTTGGAAGAACCTCGTCAATTGCCGGAACTTTTAATTGCTGTAGCACGCGACGGTATACGGCACGTACGTCAAACATTCCTGGGGGCGCGCTTCCTGCCATTTGCAAGAGTGCCTGGTTCTGTGCAACACGCTGTGTCTCAGAGAAGATGTTAGGATCTGATACGGGGCGGATGTCGTTGTTTGCCGCAAAGTCACGAACCTTGATCTCTTCACCAGACTGGTTGTCCATCTCTTCCAAGTACCAGTGATTGATACGGGATACGATAGCAAGCGACTTGGCCTGTGAGCGGTGCATGCGTGCGTGGATGCTAGAGAATACCTTAGCGCCCTGCTCGATAAGAGCCTGCGCGGTACCCACTGGCATGTTGTTATTTGCCTCGCTAATTTTTTCTTCAGCGGTAGTAACAACACCTTTAGCGGCATCTGTCAGCCATCCAAGCATGTTAAACAATACAGACGATGGTGGGTTGAACGGCATCGGCATGGCAATCTTACGTACATCGTCAACGCCCGGTGCGCCTTCAATTTCTACTACTTGTGTTGGTTCAATTCTGTCTGACTGTCCACCAATGCGTCCACCCTTGAGCTTAAGCATTGTCTGGCTGTTGTTGATATGAGCAGCGTCAAGCAAAGCGCGAAGAGAACCGGTAAGAGCAGCAGAAAGACCACCAATGAGATGAGGTAGTCCAATAGCGTAAGCTCCACGCCAAGGGATAAACTTGTATTCGACGTACCAGTCCAGTTTTTCCAGCTTTTCATCGTTTGCTTCCCAGTTACGATATAGTGCCAGTACCTGGCTGCTAGACTCGTCAATTGTCAGAATGTATGGTGCGCGTTTTCCATCTGTAAGCTCGTCGTCATCCAAACGAATGAAACAGGTAATCTCATAGATGCGGCGAAGTCCATCAACGTTCTTGATAGAATTTTCTTTGCCTTCAATTTTGTTGTTTGCTTTTTCAGAACGGGTCTGATCGTTAATCGGCGCGTCAGAGGTGTACTGTGAGTCTATGTCACGGTATATACCAGCCTCAACACGCTGTAAGAACGTGTCTTCTGTAATGTCTTGTACCTCGGTTACCCGTGGTGATGTATAGAAGTTTGTTGATGAGTACGGCAGCAATATGTTATCAATTGCTACCCACTCACAGGTAGGACGCTTTTGTTCAAAGTCAAAGCGCCACTTAAAGAATTGTGATCCACCTAACGGTAGCTGAGTAAACAGCTGCTCCATCTCGTCGCGGTACTCAGGGATCTGTTCGGTAAGCTGCCAGTTAAGGAAGTTTGCTTTGCGCTCTGCTGTATCAGTCTTAAGTTTATCTGCGCTACCCTTGATGTCTGTCTTAACCAGGCCATCAGATGGGAGAAGCTCTTTAGATGCGGAGGCAGCAAAGTCAACGCATGCCTCGGCCATAACTGGGTGAACGACTTTGGAGGCTCCATCAAAGGTTGCGCCTCCGGGCGCGTCCTTACCCAAACCGGTACGGCGTAGTCCCTCTTCGTACTGTTTGTCACGCTCGGTGCGTGCCTCTTTATCTACGTCGATAAAGTCTAAAAATTCAATTGCCAAAGATTGGAGAACGTCCTCATCAAATACCTCAGCCAAGTTTTCATAAAACTCAGGGTCTTGCTTAGGGCTTTTCTTTTCTTGGAAGTTAACCACAACTGAGCCATCTTCTAGCTCAATAACTTCTTGCTCTACCTCGTCTGGGTCAAGACCAAGTGCGTCTTCATACTGCTCCATTTCTGCATCTTGTTCTTCCGCATTTTTAACATCTTCTTCGCGATCGTTAAGACCTGGAAGATTTCCGCCTGCTTGAATCGGTAGTTGTGGGTTTGCCATAGTTTCTTATTTAATTTTCTTTAACACAGGGCTAATTAATTTTTTAGCCGGTTTGAAATAAGGGAGAGCCGCTAATCCTGTAAATCCGGCTGTTATACCTGCACCAAGATAGTTACCTTCATTTGCTTGAGAGGTTACTTCTTTTGGTGCGTCCATAATATCGGTGATTGTCGATACTGGGTTTGCAAATTGAACTGCTGTCTTTACAGCTTTTGGAATTGCATTTGACCTAGTTAAAGGTTCGTCTGCCCCACCACCAAAAATATCGTTGGTTGTGTCTTCACTCCATCGCTCGTTACCAGTTAAGTTTGCTAATTGTTTTGCAAAAGCGTTTCTGGCTTTTATGCTGTATGTATCTTGATTTGGTATTGCTTGCCACACCGGTGGTTGGTTTTGGTAAGTAGCTTCTTCGGCTCTGGCTTTGTCTACCAGCTCTTTGTCATACACTGCTTTGTTTGCTGCGCCTTGGGCATATAGACCGGCAATAGACTGACCGCCGGTTGCAAAATGTTGTGGAGTATTTCCGTTTACAATCAGTGCGGCCTGCATATCAGCAGGTGTTACAGCACCGCCAAGTGCTAGGTGAGGTAATATGTTTGCCTGCTGCATTAACATCTGCTGTGGCGTGTTTACTAAACCGGGACTAGGATCCAAGGACGCCCCTGCTTCTTCCAGGAGTAGTTGATGTGGGGATTTGATTGGATTCATGTATTATTCCTATTTATAATAATGCAAGAAATAGGCACAATCCGCCCTTATTGGGCGTAGGGATTGACAAATCGCTTAGATGCGTCTGTATCGGCGTAGTCGTAGTCTCTAGCGGGCAGTGGATCTAGCTGTATCCATCCAGAGTCTCTTAGAACACGCAGCGCCTGCGATAGTGAGTCCACGTAGTCATCATGGCCGCCCGCCTCAGGAAACGAGCATACCTGTCTTAGGAAACGTTTTGTCCACGAGGCGTACTCACCCTTTTGTTTGTTGTCCTCAGGTATAAACGCTTTACCCTTGGCGACTAATGGGGCCACAATGTTTAGACGCTGCACCTTATCCGCTCTTCCAGGGTTGTATCCTCTGACCGGGACGCCAGATCCTTGAAGCTCCTGGATCAGGGAGATACCGGCAGACTTGTCCTCCATCAAAATAAGGTCGGCCTTGCGTCCCTTACCAAACTCGTTGTCCGCGCCGTAAACGACCTCTTTAAAGTCGTTGATGACCTTACGTCGAAGTTCTGGGTATGACAGGTGCTCGTCCCATGCGTCTAGCAAAATGACCGCGGTGCCCGCGTCTTGCTGCTCAAATATTCCCCAGACAGTGCAGGCCGTGGGGTCGTTCATTGTTTTTTCAGAAGTCGCCGGATCATACGACGCAATGACGTACTCCAGGGTTGGTGTTGGTTTGTCTGCGGGCCACATACGGAACTGGCGACGTTTAATGATGCCAGATGCCTCTGGGTCAAGGATCTCACCATAGATCTCTTGACGGCCAATATCTGTACCATCGTAAGTCTCAAGCTGTTTGAAGAATGTCTCTGAGAGGTTGTCTCTGTTGTCATAAGATGACGCGTTAACTACATATACATCCCCGCCTATTTTTCCTTCGTTAAGGTCGACGATGAGCTCTTTTGGCTTGGGTGTTGTGGTGATGATTTGCTGGACGCGGGGGATGCGGGGGTCTTTAAGACGCAATGTGAACTGCACACCGTCGTAGGCGTCGTCAAGATACTCGAAGGCACAGAGCTCGTCGAACCAGGCACCATGGAATTGTTTACCGCGGTACCGTTCTGGTTCGGACGCTGGGATTCCCTGTATAAGGGATCCATTGGTAAGAGTGATTTCAAATAAGGATTTGTTGTAGTCTCGGATAAGACTAGATGGGATGATGTTAAGGAGCCCAGAGTCTCCTTCAAAACAAGTTGCTCGTATGTCATTGGAGGTGGGCGCTGTGACGAGCCAGCGGGTGTTGTCATACACCCAAGCGCGAATGCCAATCCAATGAGCGGCCGTATGAGTCTTGCCCGATCCACGACCGGCAAGCATAAGAAATGTGTCATATTCACCATCGTCTGGTTCTTGTTGATGTGGTAGGGCCTGTAGCGACCATTTTATCTGCCAGATGGCCGCCTCAAGCTGTTGTTTGGGCCAGTGCTGTCTTGCGGCTGCAAATTTTTTGAGCTCGCTTTGTTGTTTGTCTGTTATCGACATGGAATAAAACCTTCTCCTACTAAGATAGTGCTATCTTGACCCTCTGTCTCGATGTGTATGCAAGACTGGGCTGGAATTGAACTGATTTTGTTGACGTACCGTCTCGCATGATGAACCTTTACAGGTTTAGAGACTTGGTGTGGTACAAGTTGATGCTTTGATTTAAAAATAACGCTGTAATTTCCAAGCTGTGGCCTGTTTTCTACAGTAATTCTGCTGGCTAGTGACTCAATAAGCCCCTGGAGCTGTAAAATAATGCCACGGTGTCCAAAGGTAACACGAAAGCTGTCTTTTTTAGTGGAGTACTGCCTAGGTTTTGCCAGAATTATGCCAGACAACAGCTCAATTCTCTGCTCTACCGATGACAGCAGATAGTTTTGTGGTATCTTTGTGGGCAATACTGGGATTAGGTGCGACTCTACACTAGGGATGGTGCTAAAGTAGCGCTCTCCTGTGCGAGATTTTCTCCAGGGTACGACCTTATACCCGTGCTCTTTGAATCTTTCAGTAATGTACTCCTGCATTCCCTTAGGAAACTGCATCTTGCCG